AGGTCTTTTATATCTGCGTCAACAAGTGCCTTTGGGTTCGGGATAGAAAGACCACGCTCATTTGGTGTCATCACTTGTAGAATTTTACGCAACAGTGCAAATTTCTCTGGCTTATCAAACATTATTCGAGCAAGCGCAAGGTCTTCTTTTGAATAATTTGCAGTATCAGAGTAACCGTAAATGGTTTCCAATACTTCTATTTGTTCTGTGTTATATTCACTTTTTTTTATTTCTTCAGCCATAAAATTAAAGGGTTGATTATTTATAATTCACAAGTGCTTCTCATACAAGCTCTACAGCCAGCATTAGGAATCGCTCTGGTCCTTTTTTGAGTTCCGTACACCGATTCAAAGTTTGCTATGGCTGTCTGCATCTCTTGCACTCGTATTGTACCGTATTCCGCTATTAATTCCTCAATAGGGGTCTCATCGAACAATGCTTGCGCCAATAGTTTCTTGTTTTGATTTGCAATAGTTTTCAAAAACTTGTTTTGAACTTCTGTATTTTCCATCTGGTTATACAATGACTTCTGCTGCCTCTTCACGCTTTGGAAGTTCCGATAACAGTAAATCAAATTCAAGACCAGAGATACCTGAATCTAACTCGGCTTCTTTTCTGAGAGTTTCTAAGAAAAATGGGTCTGAGAGAATAGCTGGATTGGAAGCGTATGTTGCACGAAGTTCTCGAATAAAAGCAACCGCTTGTGGTTTCGAGAAGTTTTCACCAGTGATATATGTCTCAATACCATCAACCTCTTCACGCAATCTGTCGAGTAGGTCCCCTGAGATAAGTTTGCCAGACTTTTTGATTTTGTTTTTCACCTCTTCACGAGCAAGAACTTCATCAAACGTTTCATTATTGATAGCAGCATCAACTTGTCGCATAGCGACTTCATAATTGATAACCATTCGTTCTATAAACTTTATGTCATTTGGTGTAAGATGCTTCCTCAAATCCTCTTCAGAATCAAATACGGAAAGCATAAAAGGAATGATGTCATCAATGTACACATCATCTAAGAACTTTGCATAGTCTTCTTGCTTGTCTTTGAATACTGTTGAGGAGTTCTCTGTGAGCAAGTTACCAAGAACACCAGAAGTACCAGACGGTAAGTTCTTACCCAAAAGTGCTTCATTCATGTTTAAATCTGAACCGATAGAGTTTGAAATTTCAGTGATACGGTTTGAAATAATGTTCACCTGCTTAATACCACCCGTATCCATTTGTGTAATTGGCTTTCCTTTGTGTCCAAGAATAACACCAGTTTCAAGCTTTTGTACTTGTTTTCCTACATAGTTATCTTGCTCATTATCAATCTCTTTTTGAAATGGAAGCTTTGCTGCAATAGCCATTACATCGTCCATGCGTTCTCGGTTTACTTTTGATTGCACGATTTTGTTAAAAACCTTTTCGTAGCAACCTACACCGAGAGCATCGGGAAATCCTTCACGTTCTTCATAGTCAAATTTATAATAACTGATGATTTTGTTCTTTTTACCTTTCTTTGTCTTATAGTTATAGAACACCATATCAAGAGAAGTTTCAACAACACCAATTATCTGTGAACCGTCTGGGAAATCTTGGACAGTTTGGTAAAGGGTCATTGTTTCGTCACGATTTTCATCGTTAGTAACAGCACCAAGAGCCATTCGAGCTGTGGCATCGTACTTCTCGTCAGCTATAACATCACGACGAGTTCGTGAGAGCTTTTCAATCTTTGCCCCTTTAGTGAAATTATATTGGTCGAAAATGATTGAGTAAGGTCCCACTGATTTGATTTTAAGCTTTCCATCAGTTTGCCAAACCTTCAAAAAGCCACTACCGAAATCAACAGCGTTGTTTGGAACCTTGTCAATAATCTTTGAAAAACGATTATCTTTGAGAATCTTGCGATTCGCTGCACGAACAACGAATCGAGAAAGACTTGATGCTCCCTGTATTATAAAGTTCATGTCCTTTAAATCAAGACGGATTTGCTCTTTAATTTTTTCAATCGGAGACTGAACTTCGTTATAAAAAGTGTTGCGGTTATTACGTCCTAGTAAATCAGGGTTCTTTGTATCAACTTGGTATTTGTACAAAAAGATAAGATTCAAAAAGTCCTTTGTTCTAAATTTATATCCAAGCTCGCCTTCTAGATACCCATCATTGAAATCATCAATGGCGATTTTTGTTTGAGATAGAAGTTTTTTGTTGTCTTCAGTGTTCATAAAACAAGTGTATCACAATTTATCTGTCAATAACATCATCAATGAAAACATTCTTCACAAGATTGCGAATCTGAACATCTCGTGTGTCATTTAATTTTGTTTCCTGCCCGATATAACCAGCTTTATATAAGCCAATAACTAATGATTGAAGTAAGTCAAAGTGTCCACCACTCCCATCTCGTGCTCGGAATGCATGAATTTCCTCACTTGGATACTCAAGTATCTGGTCATACATTGCCTGTGAGCGAATTTTAAGCAATCGGTTAATCAAAACCTCTTTAGCTTTCAAGAACATCTCTGGTTTTGTCTTTATGTTGGTATTTACCCCATAGGTATGTACCTTTTTACCATCAAAATCAATCTTTGTTTCTCTGATATATATGTTGTTGTAAATTGGAATGAGAAAAGCTATTGTTTCGTTTCCTGGGTAGTTATCCTCTGGGATTATAAGAGCGTTGTTGTACTTTGAAGCGTTATTAGCTTTGATTACAGCAAAGCTTTCAGGTCGTATCTTATTGTTCTTGAAATTCGCAACCTCTTCGTATCGAATACCATCAACTCTGAGTATGGTAAAAGTCGCTTGGTCTCCACCATTACCTTTCGCACTATCACTTGCCATAATATAGGTTGCATCATTTATAGGCTCTTCAATTATCAGTAAGCCATTTAAATCACGCATCTTTTCTGAAACAAGGTTATCTTCATCGAGACCGAGTAATGCTTTGTCATCAAAATATACCGAACTTCGCCTTGGGTTGTTTAAGTATTCTGTCTCAAAGTTTTCACTATCACGCTGAATTGATTCAATAGAAGCCTTCACAATACCTTTCTCAGCAAATTCAACCTGTTCTGCATCGGTCCTAACATACTTGTCTTCCCATGTTGGATTACCAAGTCCATCAATAATCGGTATAAGAATTTCAAGGTAGTTATCATCGTCTTTATACTTCACTATTGTTTTATGCACGTTTCCACGAAGTGATAGATAGTTACCGAGTAATACCCAGAACCCTAAAATCTGGTCCATACCGTCAATCTTTGCAGCCATTACTTGCCCTATTTGTTCTGTTACAGCTATGGAACGTATGGTGTTTTCATTTTCAATATCATCAAAGATAACCTTTTTAGGTCGCTTCACATCTACTTCACCATCATCACTAATATCAACCTTTACGCTACCACGACCAGTTTTACGTCCTGCACTTGATGTGTACGTTACATTTGTTGCAGTCGTGAACTTGCTCATTGTCTGGCTTTCTTTCTTTTTCTTTCGTTCAGGAGAAATAGTGTCTGGGAAGTATTGTGAAATCTTTGAGAAAGCAAGAATGTTAAATATATCCATATTGAACTGGTCTGCACCAATACCATTCTCGGAAGTTACATTTGTATAATCTACTAAGTGGGGAAGATACAATGACATGTATACATCATTAAATTTTACACGAGTAGTCTTTGCGCTTTCACGAAATCCTACGATGATGATTCCCTTATACCTCGGTCTACCCCTGGTGAGATACGAGTGAATTTGCTCGGCATATGCTTTATCAATGTTCTTATGGTCGTATGAATCTTTAAAGTTTAATGATGAAAGGAATATAAGGCGTATAAAAATGCGTATCTTCTCCTGTATTTCTTCTACAGTGTCAGTTGTTCTCGGTCTTAATACTTCACGAACAACAGCACATGCTTCTGCATTTCCTGTTTCCGCTTTGATTATTTCTGCTTTGAGTAAGTCTTTCTTAATCATCAAGGATTGAATTAGCTTTCTGTTCTATTACTTCCATTGCAAATGTTTCACCACCAGTAGTATGGTCTATATACTGCTGTGGCTTACCATATACTCTGTCGTGTATATCTCTATAAAAAGCATAGTCACCGTCTTTTGCTTTCTTAAATCCTACAGCGAGGAGTTGTTCGTCTATCTCGTTCGGAGTCATGTTGTTTTGCTTTGCTACCTTGTCAATAAAGATATTCCACTTGGTTTTAAAGTCTAAAGAGCCAGCAGTTCTACCTCCGAGAGAATTACCAGCAACAAATTGACCT